CCACCGGCACTTCGAGCAAACGTCGACTATGTCTTCATCCTCAGGGAGAACATTATTCAGAATCGAGAGAAACTGTATAAATCCTTCTTCGGTATCTTCCCTTCTTTTGACATGTTTTGTAAAGTCATGGATGCTTGTACAGAAAACTACGAGTGTCTCGTGTTAGACAATACAGTCAAGTCTAACAAGATTCAGGATTGTGTGTTTTGGTACAAGGCGACAGTCAGGAAAAACTTCAGAGTGGGTGGTCCAGATCTGTGGCGTCTCCACAAAAAGATGTACAACCCCAAACATTTCCAGCAGAAGGAAGATGATGCCAAGAAAGCAACGAAGAAGACAAACCTAAAAATCACAAAGACGCGTTGAGGTTTGGATTCAAAAACATATGACTATACTAAATGGCCTCTGATCAAGTACATACCATGAACCTCGCGGATGATGGCGAAGGTATGGTTCCTCTCAATGATAATCCATCCACGTCTTTTACAACCGAAAAAAATATGAGTCAAAGTAAAGAGACGATGGATTCTACTCCCATCAACGATATCATGATGGAACCTCCCATGATGACCGACGAGCCCAGGATGCAAGGAATGATGCCCCAGATGACGGCTCCCCAGCCCCAAGCTGCCTATCCCACTCCCCAGGCGCCCACCAAGCCCGAGAAGAAGAACCCTCTCAACCTCACCGATGAGCAGCTTACTGCCCTCTTCGTCGCGGTGTGTGCCGCCGCTGCTGTGAGCAAGCCCGTACAGGATCGCCTCGCGACTTCTATCCCCAAGTTCCTTAACGAACAAGGGGGTAGGAGTGTTGTCGGTCTCGCCGCCACGGGTGCGGTCGCCGCGGTCCTGTTCTACGTCGCCAAGGATTACATCGTCAAGCCTTGATTCTCCCATCCCATATTACTATAGATCGATGTATCTATACCCAAAAAATAGGTCAAGAGGGCACCCGCTGTGAATGTCCCCATTAACAAGGCACTCAATTTAAGCTTCTTGTTATTGGAAACAGTGGAATCCTCTACAGCCTCTTTCGTGTCACTGAATACGAGATTCAGAATGTACGTGAGCACGAAGGCAATCACCGTAGTCGCCAAGAAAAACACACGATCCACCGCGAGGCGGGGAATGCTCCCGACAATCAGACGGAGCATGTTGGGAATGACGAGGGTCATCCATGTGATGTTCAAGAGATAATTTGTGGACATAGAAGGAACTATGGTCATCCCATAGATTACCATCCAATAGGCGACTGCCATGAGCAAAACGCTGACAGGTGTCTTCATTTATATGGACACAGATTATTTATCCTGGACGTGTTCACCACAGAATTCAGTCTTGTCCGGAATCTTCTGGTAAATACCGAGACGGAGACAAATGTCTCGAAGTTCGGTATAATTGCTCCAGAATTCCTCGGAGTGGTCGTATTCACGCACAGTACAGTGTGCCAGTTCATGAATCAGGACATGAAAGATTTCGTTAACTTCACCATCAAGGCAGACGGCAATCTCCCCACCTTTGTTTGTGTTGTACCCGACGGCACCGTTCATACGCAAGTATCCCGTGATGGGGATACACCGTTTGAGCATATGAAACTTTTCATGGTTCGTATCCTTGATGTGATTCCTGAGGATTCGATACTTTTCCTTAACCTCGACCAGGCGCGTGGGTTCCGTGGTCTGTTGAAGGATCCACATGTTTACTAGAATGAGTAGCGCGATAACGATCATCTATTATAGACAAAGATAAATTTACTATAGAGTTTGGAAATTGGATTCCCATCGAGACTCTCCCAACTTTGTAGTGTAAACCCAAGATCCTCGAGACCGGTCACGAGATGATCCTTGTACGCCACGGGTTCTGATTTTGGTCCATCCGCGTAGTACGGTGTATCTGTCAAATGAACAAACAATTTTTCACCGAAACCGCCATTTCCATGGTCTTTCATCTTGAAAAAGTTTCCAGAGTCATCCATGTACGGTGTTCTAAAGATGATCTTTTCGGAATCCGGAATAATACCTATGAGATGTCCACCTGGTTTGACACGTTTCTTAATTTCTTTGATGGAACTCGTAAAGAGACCCTTCGAAGCGAAGATGTAGTGAAGTGAAAAGTTGAAACACACTATGTCAAACTTTCTATTTGGACAATTGTGAATGTCTCCTTCATAAAAATTGACCCGCATGTGCATATTTTTCGCCCGTGAACGCGCCTCTTCGAGGGCAGACGGCTCAGGGTCACACATGTTTATGTTCACACCACACTTGTGCCATTTTTGAAGATCACCACCAAAACCACAACCCACATCCAAGATGTGCTGTCCCTCACGAGCCACTGACTGAATGAGTGCCCGTTTCGCATCGTTATGATTCTTGCGAATCTCTTCCATATTTTCACATTGACTGAAACTTTTAACATACTTACTTAGGTTTAAAGATACACGTCATATAGAATACAATGGAATATATCATAGGAGATTGTCTAGAAAAATTAGACGATGTAAAAGATGATTCGATCGCCATGATCTATCTCGACCCTCCATTTGATAGTGGTAGGGACTACACAATGTCCCACGAGAACTCCACTGGTTTTTCAGATACATGGAAAGGTGACGAGTATCGAAAATTTATTGTCGAGGTAGTCGATAAGTGTATTCCTAAACTAAAAAAGGATGGTTCCTTTTATTTTCATATTTCAGCTGAAAAGATGTTTACCCCTGAACAAATTCTTAGAGAAAAGTTCAAACATGTTCAACCAATTTTCTGGAGAAAGTGTCGGTCTAAAAATAATGTGAAACATAAACTCGGTGCGACGATTGATATCATCTTCAGGTGTAGCAAGATGAAAAATCCAAAATTCAATATCGTGTATCAATCTAGAGATGAGGCGTATGTGAAAAATTCATTCAACAATAAAGATGACCGTGGTAATTACTCACTCGGACATCTCGTCACCGAGAATACTAAAAAGGGATACATGTATACATTCGAATTTGGTGATCGAGTGTATAATCCACCGTCCGGATGGCGAATTAAACAAGAAGAACTCGAAAAATTGAAGGTAGAAGACAGGCTACATACACCAAAGACAAAGAATTCGAAACTGTACAAGAAGATATACCTCCATGAGACTGAAGGTAAACCATGTACGGATCTATGGGACGATATACATTCGATAAGTCAGGGAGCTGAACTCCGAACGTATCCCACAGCGAAGCCTGTTAAACTCCTCGAACGAATCATATCAATCTCAACAGATGAAGGAGATACTGTACTCGATCCCATGTGTGGATCGGGTACGACTGGTAAAGCCGCCAAAAACCTGAAACGTTCTTGTATTCTTATTGATAAAAATGATAACACAGATATCATTAATATGCGCACACGATCGTAGTCTTCAACTCCTTAATCATTTTCATGGGACTATCTTGTTGTACTTTAATGCATAGAGATGAACCTCGTCCAATCAGGGCCCGGATACCGTTATTCAGACATACACGCATGCGAAGATTGGGTGTACCTTCAATCTTCCCACTTGCGCACCCAGGTCGAACAATACATTTTCCAGGGTTTTTCCACAACTCGGCGAGCTCGTCGCGGTGGAACAAGATCATCTCCCGACGCGTCCGAAAATGAATCAAGATCCATTCTGAGTCATGCGCGTCTAAGACACGTCCAAGAATCTCTTTGGTGTCCAACTTCCCAAGGACTGAATTGAATAGTGTCTTGTACATTGCACGTACTTCTTTTTCAGTCTCGGGAAACTCCTGGAAACGCCTGTAATACCGAATAATACTCATATGTACATCTCGAACGGCTTCGTCGTGTTCAAGGCTCATATTCTTCCAATCGAATGAGCCACTAATAGATTCTTTGTTCTTCATTGAGACTTTGATTCCTGTATCTCGACCAACGGCGTCAGCATTATTCTGGGTACCACCTTTGTGGACGAGATAACCCAACTTTTCATGGATGGCTTGAAGTTTTGGATTCGTATTCACAATGTTAATGGTACTGTGCTCATTCGCCACACCGATATGATGATTTCTCCCATCATCCGGAAACATCTTGTTAGTTGATACAACTTGAAACGCATGTATACTTAGGTGCTCCAAGAACTTAAAGTTTTAACGAGTAAAAGAAATATAATGTCTCTCGAAACCGACTACACGACCGTTCCCGGGCAGATCTTCGCGTGCCTCTCGATCATCGGACCCGAGGCGCCCCAGAGAAACGATA